GATTTCGTATGTATCTGCATCTGACGACCTAGTTAAAACCCAAGCCGCACTACCACTGCCCGCTTCAGTAACTACGTATGCGCCATTATGAGCAGCGTTTGATTCGTTTTGTACTAATACACGGATTCCGTTATCTGTTGGGGATGTAAGCGTTACACCATCAATCAATAAGGCTGCATTTGCATTAGCTGTAAGTGTTGCTCCAACGCCAGCTGTGCCGTTATTGTAAGTTGGTGAGTTTGGTAACGCTGCTGCGGTAGCGTATACAACAGGATCATGGAAATGTATTCCAGCGGCAACAAGGTTATCTACATACTGTTTAGTAGCTGCCTCAAGCGCGGTTGCTGGATCGGCATCAAGTGTGACCGTGGAGTTAAAGGTAGCTGCGCCCGTAACATCTAATTCACCACCAACTGTTACATCTGCATCTGTAGTAACACTTCTGTCTGTACCAGAAATACGTACGGCTTCATCAGTCGTATCCGCACCGCCAGCGAAAAGAACTATATCTTTGTTTGCTGTCTGGTTGCCAATAAAAAAGTCATCGCCATCATGGAATATATAGCCAGAATTTGGCGTAAATATTGGGTAGTCAATACTTGTGTAATTAGACCCATTAATGCCCATATCTGTGAAGAAATTATCTCCATCAGTCGTATCATCGTTATACGCAACAAAGTCAGAAGATGCGGTTGTACCTGTGCTTTGGTTGAGAAGATAGATTTGAGCAAAAGAGTCAATGTTGCCAATGAACTTACCTAACTCTGCGGTCAAAGAAGGTATGGTTGTAACACCAGAGCCAACAACAGTAATTGGGCCACCGTTAATTAGCGTCTCGCCGTTTGCTTCTTCGTAAATAGCTTTTTCAGCAGGGTATACGCAGAAGACCTCTTTCGTGCCAGCTTGTAAATCTACAACGCTACCAGCATTGGACGAAGAAAGAATAGTTGCCCGGCTTAGTGTTGTACCAGAAGACGTGTATGTACCAATACCAACTTCCCAATCGCCCGTAGCTGGGTCAGTAATGGCATAGTAAGTTGTATTACCGTCACCAATAGCGGCAAATGATTGGTACCCAGTTGCGGCACCAGCAAGGGTAAGAGTTCCCGTGCCAGTGGTCGTGCTGGTTACTTTAACACGGTCTTTTAATACAAGAGCCATGTGAGACTCCTAAATTTAAGCGATACGAATAATGGCGTTTGATGAATCAGCAGCTGGGAAAATGATTGTGAAATCACCTGCCGTAGAAGTCTTATCACCACCGAAGGCTAGCACAGCAACAGATGCGTCAGCTTGCGTGCTGTTATAAATTAACGCGCCATTAGCTGTAATCGTTGCGTTTGACCATGTTGTATCTGAAAAATCCAACCAAGCTGTTGTGCTTGTTGATGTTGGCGTTTGAGAAACAGCCAAAGTATTACCACCAGCTGAGTAGTTGCCTGTTGAAGGTACTTCGTTAGAGGTAGTGTATACAGTGGTTGAAGCATCTAAAGTCGCTGAGCTTGTATACAAAGCAATCTTAAAAGTATCAGCAGCCGTGGTTGCGCGTACTACACCTGTGCCAAAGTTATGTGTTCCAGTAAGGATTTGCACCTTAAAGGAAGTTGTCATTGCTTGTGAAATCGCCATTTTTGGCTCCTTATTCGTTCAAAAGTTTAATTAATTCCGGATGACCAGCTTGAGTCAATCGGTTTGCTAAAGTAGTCCTGTCAGACTGGATTGCTTCTTTCATGTAACGCACCAATACGTGACGGATGTGTTCTCTGAAAGCTTGTGCCTGGTCTCGAATCACTGGGTGAGTCTCATTACCAACGGAAATAATTTTATCAAGCGCTCTTTCAGCAATCTCTTCAGGAGAAAAGCCACGTCCACTGGTGGTTTGAATTACCACGCCACCGTCTAATATTGTGCTTTCTACGCTGCTCATCTAACTTGATCCCTAACTTGACCACTACGGTAAGCATCACGGCGGTTTTTGCCGTCAGCCAATTGTTTCAATAGTGTCATTGCTTCGTTGTAACGTTTCTCATAATTAGCAATTACATCTGGCTCGGACTTCATGAACGAGGCCGCTTCTAATAGAGATCCGTACAACAATGCTGACTCAAAATTATCACCCAACCAACTTGTACCAGCGGTAACAATTGATTGTGGGTAGTAAAAGTAATGTAATTCTACTGCGTAATTAGCATCAGGAGTAGGGCCTAGAATGAATGTATTCTGGTCAAACTGTGCGTAATACTCAGGCTCGCCATAAAAGGCTGCATCTGTGTCTGGAAACGCTTCACGGATGAAGTTCACATCTTTATTAAGCAAGAACATGTACTCATTATTTGCATTAATCACAGCCATGCTAAACGTTGCCAACCAATCTGATGGGCATGCAAGGTATTTATTACCAGCGGTAGTAGTTCCTGTTACGTTCTTGCGAAGTGCAGGTAACTGTACTGAGTTATAAATACGTTCTTCAGCATTTTCAACAAAAGTAGCTATCTGGTCAGCAGATGTAAACGATCCAGCCGTAGCTGGAAAGTCGTTCTCCGCATAACCTTTAATGGCTGATGTGAGCTGTGTGTAATTCATTAAGCCATCGGCCCTCTAGCTTTAGTGCCTTTGGTTGCTGCGCCTGTACCACGAATCTTGATTTCGCCGTTCTTGTTAATAGGCTCGCAGTTACCTTTGCTATAGCCACCAACAGACATGTTAACTTTGTCAATGCCGTTACCAGGTTTAACTACCGCATCTTTAGCGTTATTCATCTTTTTACCATCCATAGTATGTGGCTCAGCATATACAGAAGCTGGGCCTACTTCTTTACCGCCTTTTTTCATACTGTAAGCCATGATTAACCTCTCTTTTGAGCGGCAACTTTAGCTAAGCCACGACCCATAGTCTTCATGTCAATGTTGCGTTTACCGCCACCTGAAGTTTTTGTGCCTTTGCCTTTTAAAGCTGCTACTGTTGGGCCATCATTGCCCAAGTTTGTGCCGTCTGTCTTACCTTTTTTTGCAATACCATCAGCTGCGCGTTTGAATCCCATGATTTACTCCTAAGAAGTTGTTACTGTGACTATACCGACTTGTCCCGCTGCAATCAAGTCATTTGGTGTTAAAGGTGTATCAAATCCTCTAGCACCACCTACAGGATTCCAGCCCCACTGAAATACTCTACTACCACCAGATGGATCTCCAGTGGCATTAACACTTGGGCCTACAGTATCTGTTAACTGCAAGCCATTTAAACCAGACTGATAATAGCTTACATCAGGGCGCGGCTCTCGAACAGCTTGCGGGTCATTTACTGGGTATAAACCAAGTGATAACTGCGGCTGATCAGGTTCCCAACACTCTGGGCAAACCTTGATGCTGACTTGCTTTTGCTTAATTACCAGCTTTCTGAGCTGTTTAAGCTTATAGCGTTGTCCACATCTGTCGCACTCAGCAATTGAAAACTTACCGGATGCAAACTTATTAGGCATAGAAGTTCGCCCTTGGAACAAATCTTACTGGAGCTTTCTCACGGTCTTCGGTAGAAGCCATTGCCCACTGCTCTTCGTAAGACATTTTCAACATTTCAATACGGCTTGTTGCCTCTGGAATCTTTAGTGACAAGTAATACGCCAATCCAGCAACCATACATGGCAGGAATCTGAATGGGATATCTTGTGTATTAAGACCATTACCAGCGTCCTGAATACGTCTTAAACGCCAATAAACGAATGTATAGTACGGTGCAGCCAAGGTTCCTTGATCTGGTGATGGCCAGAGGTTTATCTGTGGGCTGTCTACGCCTGTTATAGCATCTGTCCCATTTGGCTGTCCACCAGCAGGATATTTAGCTCCAGACTGACGATTGACCCAAATTTGAATAGGACGGCCTGTAGCAAGTTTATTTGGGATGGTTGAGTAAGTAGACTCACTAATACGGCTGATGTTAATGTCGGTCTGATTAGGGCCTGTGCCGGTACGAATAACATGGTCAAGAAGGTCAATGGTATCTACAGGAAGGTCATAAGTAATCTTGTTCTGATAAACAGGGAATGATCCTTGCTCAACAGTCCATAGATTAATGCCACGGTTAGCCCATTCAATGGTTAACAGGTTCAATGAACGACGCGCTGTACGCATATCGTAGCCTGAACGTAACTCTGTACCGCATCTCTCAAAAGCCTCTTCTATGAGGTTATTAAGGTCTAGGTTGAACGAACTTGTTCCGCTTGTTGTCATTTAGCTGTCCTTGCTGACTTCTTAAATGCTTCGGCTGTAGGGGCGCCTTTAGTTCCTGGCTTTCTCATTTTCTCACCAGAACCCGCGGCTATGCGTTTTTTCTTCGCATGGATGTTTGAATAGAGACCGGTAACGTTACCACCTTCAGCATACTGCGTAAAGTCAGTATCATCACGTCTAGCCTTCTTTTTACCAG